CTGGGTATAAAAACTAAAGATCTTTTAAAATTAAAATCAATTGAAAAAAATGTTGATGGTTCGGAATGTCAACCTTTCGATAATCTAAAGTTCGTTAAAAGACCTCCTAAGTTTGATATTATGATTATTGTCCCAATGGTTAATGAAGAATTTAAATATAAATCTTTTAAAAAATTGTGGTCACAAGCAACTAATTTTAATTGTTTCTCTGTAAGCGAATACAACGGTGAATACGGACCTTATGCGTTCCCCACAGGAGTAGGTGAAGATCAATTAGGTTTAATGTTAACGAGTATGAAAATAAAAAAACACAATTTCATTAAAAGACCTTATGCCTTAGCATATACGGCTGGTCACGATAGAGGTCAAGGTGTTTTAACCCATACTAATACTTGCATTATGTCATTTATAGAGATGATCTGTAAAAAATATAATAGACATAAAAGATTTCAATTAATTATTCCTCCGTGGTTCTGTTCTCAGGATGAAGAAATGGAAATAAGTCTTTTAACATCCCTTGGATTAAAAACAAGATATAATAATATCGTAAAAAAGTATTTTAATTCTTCTTATCTGATTTTAAAAGATGGAAAAACAATTAAATTATTCGAAGATGGTATTAATAATAATAAGACTTTCATTTTGAGAGGTGATATTTTACCGAAACAGAGACCCGACTTTATATCATTAATAAAATATAGTGTGGAAGATGTTCTTCTAACAGGAGATCAGAGTGTTACCGATGGAATAGCATATTCCTCGGTGAATAAACGCATATGGTATCAGATTAGTCCGTGGAAAAAGGATTTCATTCATGAGGTATCAAAGGAAATACCCAATAAATATTTAGATAATTTTAGAACATCTTGTGGAACATTGAAAGCAATAAGAGTTACATTAGATAATCGTAAATTAATACAGAATCATGATTTTAGAAAAAAAGGAAAAAAGAGAATGGATGCTATTTTAAAGTTTCATTCTCTAAAAGACGATAAAATTATAAAAGATCTTATGGAATGCATAGAGCATTCAAGATATAAAGATACAGCATTGACTAAATTCAATAAAATGATAAATAAAGGATAGAAATAAAATATTATTATGAATTATAGTAAATGACAGAATGTTCTCCTAATCAATATTTTAAACCAGATTTAGATAATCCTGAGGGGGGGGAATGTGTAGATTGTTATATATTAACACAAGAAGATATTAACAATAATAATTTAGATCCTGATTTTTTAGACCCTGGGGCAGAAGGGAGATTACAGGCATTGTTTGATAGAATGAGAAGTTCAAATAATTCAGTTATAGCACAGCAATTCGGTGATTTATCTATTTATTACCGGCAATGTGAAAATTACAATATTTATACTGGATCATCCTCCGAAGAAGCTGGGGAAGAAATTAATAGAAATAGAATAAATGTTGATAGTGGCACTTGGGAAATACTAGAAACTCTTGGTAGTTCCCCCAATGATATTAATATTAGATTAAATAAATGTATTCAAGGTTCCGATTCAAATAATTCAGATAAAAGTTTAGATGATATAAGAATATGTGAAATAGTTAATTTTTACGTTAATACAGATGGTTATCTGACTGGTGCAACATTAGATAGTGCTATAATGAGTCAATTCGGGACACCTAGCACTATGAGAAATAACGAACTTGAAAGAGTTCTACCACCCCTACCTGAAGAAGAATTATATCCCGGTGGAGGAAATATATTGAATAATTATAAGAGTTTTATTTATCGGAATAGAGGAGCATATATAACAGATGATATTTTGAGTTGGATAAATGGGCAGCCATCTAGATCAGGGGATAACACATTAGATTTACCTAGTCCAGATAATATACTCATGGAAGAAATTTATGAAGCTTGGATAGAATTAACGAACTTTAAGAGAACTACTCCAGGTGCTTCTGATGCTTTAGATGGATTAAGTATTCAGGGTTTTTTCGAAGGACAACCTTCATCAATTGAATTTGAGATGTGTATGAATAATATATTTGATAGTGAATTATACAATAAATATAAAGATCACGATTATAATATACAAGAAAGAATATCTAAACATACAGATATAACTCAATTACATCCAAGAGAAATAGATTACATAGAAGATAAATTAAAAATAATTGCGACATTAAATCCAGAAGATGCAATGGAATGTATGAATATACTAAATATAGGAGAAATGATATGTAATAAAGGTGTATCTGATAGAATGTTAAAGATGGGCTATCTCGTGATGCATATCATAGGTTTAGATAAAATGCATTTAGATGGAATAAAACCTGGGTCACGAAAATATCAGAAACTTAAACACATATTAGATCGTTTAACTCCTTACATTAGAAGAGCAGTAAAGAAAATTATAGATATATCTAAATATTATGAAAAGCAGACCTGTGGTTTTGAATCTGCTTCTACACATATTTTAGAGACCATTTATGATGATGTATTCGAAAAAACTAAAGAAGTTGATATTAATATTCAAGGATTAGATCTCATACCAACTTATCTGATTAAGGATACGAATATGATGGAATTCGCTCGAACAATTATATTACTAATAGTTATGATCGCGGGTATATATGTATTAATGATGATATTAAATAGACCTGTCGCAGTAGCATCCGCTTAACTTAATCTACTTAAAAATGTACCACTATATAATTTTGATATACTAAATGGAAACAGCTTTCTGGGAAGAATTAGATACCGATAATTTTAATGTATTTATTCGTGATTTATCTTCATCAGTAAATACCAATCTTAAACATATGATTGAAGATTCTGGTAAAGAATATTCTAATAAGAACAAGAAAGATACTAAATCTAAAAAGATGAAAAAGAAAGATATTATTATTTTAGAACAGAATAAAAAAAGATATAACAGATCGGTCGAGGAAGATAAAAGAACAATTGATTTTCTGCTAAAAAATATAAATGATGATAATCCTTATCTTAATTTTGAAAAGATTAAAACCGATGAAGGTAAAAGAGAGTATAAATTTAATCTATTAGAAAGATATTGGAAAAAGAAATACGTGAAACACATTTTCATCCTTTATTTTCACCTTAAAGAAGAAAATGATCTTTCACGTGAAAGGAATGAATTATTTGAAAAGATTAAAAAAGTTCTAAATAAATATGATTCAAAATTATTTATGTTTTCAGATTTAGGGGATCTTTTACCTCCACTAAATTTCTGGAATAAAGGACCTCTTAAACTGGATGGATGGCAACAAGATGTTATTAAAATGATACAGAATAAACAATCTGTTATTGTTAGAGCACCCACATCATCTGGGAAAACATTCATAGCAATGGCGGCAGGTATTTTACATAATAATATTCTATATGTATGTCCCGCTAAACCTGTTGCATATCAAGTAGGTGCGAATTTTATAAAGATGGGTTATAGAGTTCATTTTCTAATTGAAGGTCATGCACATAGAACATATAATGAAAAAAACAATATTTTTATTGGGATCCCCGAAACAGTTGAAAAATATATTTATAAGACTGGGACTCATTTTAATTACGCGATTTTCGATGAAATTCATAATTTAAATGATTCATATGAGAATATTATAAAATTATTAAATTGTAATTTTTTAGCACTTTCAGCGACTATTAATAATAAAGAATATTTAAGAGAAAAACTGGGTGAATATTATCCTAATTATAAGATAAATTATGTTGAATATAATACAAGATTTATAAATCAACAGAGGTGGATATTTAATGATAAGTTATCAAAACTTCATCCATTATGTTGTTTAGATGTTAATAATTTTAACTTATTTAAGAATATTTCATTTACACCCAATGATTGTTCTGTACTTTATGAAAAATTATCTGAAACATTTGAAGATACGGATCTTGAAGATTATATAGATGATTTATCACCTGATAATTATTTTAAAGAAGATAAATTATTAACACTTGATGATACAAGGACTTATGAAAAATTATTAAAAGAAAATATAGAAGCTATATATAAGAAATATCCTGAGAAATTAAATAATATTCTGTCGGGTTTCAATAAAGAATTAAAAGATAAAAATAACGATAGTTTCATTTCATTGTTTCAGGATTGTAAAAAAAAAGAACTTTTACCGATGATTTTATTTCACACAGACGAATCTATAAGTAAAGAGATTTTTAATATAATAGATAAGGAATTAAGAGAAACCGAAGAAGATGAATATCCATTTCATTATGATATTTTAGAGAAAAAGAAAGAATACTATGAAAAATATGTAGATACAAGAAAAGATTATTCATCTAAAATAAAGATTAAAACTAAGGATGCATTCACGGAAAAAAGGGAAAAAATGTTAGAATATGATAAAAGAGAAAGAAATAGATATATTGAAAATATTTCTCATTATTACGGTCAATGTATAGGGAAATGTAAAAAAGAAAAACAGATAAACAATCTCAACAAAGAACTAAATGAATTTTTACAATATCCAGATTTCAGGATGATTGATCCATTCGTAAAACATAAGAAATTTTGTTTTACCCCCCAAGAACCAATGTCGGGTTCGGAGATTAAATCAATTAAAAGAGAAATAAAAAAAACAACTGGTAAAACTATAGAATATGAAGATCCATTATTTCAACTATTAAAGAGAGGAATAGGTATCTATATAGAATCTAATCCGGAGGTATATAATTGGATTGTTCAGCGACTAATGACCGAAAAAAAATTAGGAATAGTTATATCGGATAAAACACTATGCATGGGTATAGATTTACCTATTCGTTCCGTGTGTTTTTCTGGTTATAAAGATCCAGAATTTACCAAGGAGGATTATCTTCAAATGAGTGGACGGGCTGGGCGTAGGGGAAAAGATACACAAGGTAATATAATTTTTCATAATATAAATAATTACAGAGAATTAATGATGGGTGAATTACCTGAATTAAAATTTCAAGATAAAGAAATAAATCCCACCTACCGATCATTAAAAGGATTAAATAAAAAGATAGATTTATCGAGATTAAATATAAAAGATACACAAGAGATTGAAAATCCGAAACTTTATAAATTATTATGGTATCTTAAAAATTATAAAAGAAGTCTTGTGTTCGTTCAAAACATTAAAAAATATGAAAAAAAATTATTTTTAACGAATGAAATAGATAGAGAATATACATTATTCAATCATATTAATGAAAATTTAATAGGTAGAGAAGAAGATTTATTAACTGATTATAAATTCAATAGAAAAAATAAAAAGATATATGAAATAGGTTCAGTCTGTAGAGATATTATAAATTCTCTGCACCCCATGGAATACAAGATTATAATCGAGTCTTCTAAGAAGATATTTAATAAGATTAAGAATTTATAATGAGCAATTTTCACATATACAATTCCCTATACCCCCGGGTTTTTCTTTATTTCCTTCAATTTTAGGGACACAATTCACACACCACGATAATCTATGACTTTTACCTATCATAGTGGGTAAATTACAATGAGAACCCTGGCATTTACCGGCTATACCGCAATGAAAGAATTGGTTACATCCAGCACAATGTATTTTTATTTCAGAAGAACCTATATTAAATATCTTTTTACAATTATAACAAGATATACATTCACTAAGGAATTCCTCGTGGGTAGTTTTTTTAATATCATCCAAACTTCTTTCTATAACATACGGATAAATTTTCTTTTTATTTCTTTTCTGCTTATGTTTCTTTCGTGTAAAACACATTCTTATATTATTTTAAAATTAATATTTTTGAAATAATCAAATTTACTATTATTCTCAAAAAATAAAATAATAGTAAGGTTATAAAATGGAAGCTATTAATGATGTAAATGAATTATTAACAACGAAATTATGCTCACCTGTGATAGTATATGGTGTTGTAGCGATCGTATCTCTAATTAGTATTTATCTGTGTCGCCAGAGATTAAGTAGATACAATACAGCGAAAATGGATAATCTACATAATTTATTCACAATGCAAGAATTAAAACTATTAATTATTCTGGGTGTTATAATGTTCGGTTTATGTCAGTATAATAAGACAGAATTGGCGTGGATATTTTTAATATTCCCTATTATTTATTGTTTAATTCAGAATGGAATACTATATATCCATGTTTCCTCGGCGATGCAGAATTCGCCCCAAGAGGAAAGACCGTCTCAAGGATCCCATTATGGTCTGGGAATGAACGCGCCACTACTTTCAGGTCAGGGTCCACCGAAACCAGAATTCTCCAAACAACCACCCCCATCAGTTCCCTCTGTAACATCTGTTTCCAATGGAGGTTTTGAATATTCGAAACCGAGTAATGGTATGGGAACATCTCTGGGTGGAATGAGTGGTGGAATGGGTGGGGTAGGTGGTGGATCTTTCGGTTCTGCCTTTTAAATTATTGATTAAATCTTCTAAATATAACAAGTAAGGATACGGAAATTAATATTGAAGTCATTGTAGCTTCTATACTTATAGTAGAATCAAGATCAACTTCATTAGATTCTTTCGTATGTCTCCTTGGATTTAATATGTTATACGGTTCATAATTATCTTGGAACGAATAAATTACCTTAATAATAGTGCAAGCTAATATGAAATATAGTAATCCAGTCAGAGGTTGTAATTTATTTACTGCCAACATGGGACCGAATGCGAAAATCATCATCATGATAGTAACGAACATTACAGCATATTTATATTTATTCTGACTATCATCGCATTTACTTGTATTTGATTCTGACATATATGACTCTACTATTTTTTCCTGTTCAGGATCATCTGTAATATATGGCATAGAATTCTTACCTAATATATTCATAGTTAAACCTATAATAATGGGGAGAACAATATAAATTACAGTTGATATATTCTTATATTTTTTCGCAATATCCAACACTTTAATTTTTAATAATGATTGAATCATGAATAAAATTACAGGTATTAATATATATCCCCCGAGTATAATTGATGTAATCTTCTGATTTCTAAAAGATTTAGGATCATTACTTGCTAATGTATATTTAGTTATAAGAATAATACATATAGGTATGGCTAATACGAGACCCGCGAATTTCGCCAATGTACTAAATTTATTTTTATTATATTCTTCGGTATTCCCCAATGTGTAAATAAAATATTTTCTCATAGGGAACAATAATCCTGTAAATATTAGACCCTCGACAGTTGCTGCAGATAAAATGCCGATACTTGGTATAGTGGTAACAAGTTCGTGTCCTTCTTTTTCATTATCTTTTTCATCTTCAAGATTAAGTTTATTTCTATCAATTACAGGTATTCCAAGATATCTATGTAATAATAATGTTATCTTGGGTCTAATTATTGATCCCCAATTCCAGAAAACAACAATAGTTCCTATGTAAATTAAAAATCTTAGAATATTCTTAAACTTAAATTTACCATCAGTGAAAATTGGTAAATTATTTTTAACCAATGATTTAAATTTATCACTTTTAAACATTCCCATTACAGACCCACCCTTTGAAACAACGATAACTGCCACGAAAGCATATAAGAAATCTAAGAAATAAGCGAAAAAATTCGTATAAAACATATCAAATAATAATACATTACTTGGTGCACCCTTGGGATCAATTACGGGGACATTTAAACAATTCGCGAGACCTAATTTCTCAATTAATTTACCTGTCATCCCGATAATCATTAATAAAAATATAGCAGTACTTTCAGATTTATCTGTCTGTGTCTTGTAATAAACATAAAATAAAAAAAGAACAGCGCAGACAGCGAAAAGAAGATAAAATCTAACTTTAGAAACTCCCTGTATTTCTCTAATTGGATCATCCAGATCTTCACTTTTTTTAGCATCTATTATCTTCTTTCTAACCGAATCGTAATCATAATCTTTCTGAACGAAATTGTTCAATATAAAAGAAGATATACCGTAAAATACCATTATTCCTAGCATTATCCTTATTGTTGGATGATTGGGATCAAGTTTAACCATTTTATAATAAAATAGATTTTAATCTAAATGCTTTTTCGTAATAGATTTTTCTTTTACTATATAAACTGGATATTCTTTTATAAAATCCGTATAATCTTCGACATTATTCCTTAACCATAGTTTTAGTATATTAAATTCTCTCTTAGGTGAAATAGATATACCATTTATATCATCTATTTTAGATTGATCTTTCAATATGTCCTCCGTTAATACTTTTTCTAAAAAATTATTCCATTCCTTATGCAATTTTGAAGCGGGTATTTTAAAAGATACACTACATCCTTCTCTATTATCCGGATCTTCCCAGGTAGGAAAAATATCTTCTCTCATTATAAAAAACATACCATTCTGTAAATAATTCTGTTGAATATTATCTTTTAAAAACTTTATATCACATAAATTCTTTATCTTGTAGAGAAATTTATAACTACCATTAGACCAATTATTATCCTCAATTGAATGATACCACAGATCCCATCGACCATTTAATTTATAATCTTCTAAACAATCAGTCATTAATATAATAACTTAATATGATTATCTTTAATATATTTTTTTATTATTTAATTCATAAATGGATAACAGACTTAAAAAATTCTCAACTTTATTGCGTCAGAAAAAAGATCTTATGGGATGTATCTTTTTAACCCTTATATTTCAGTTAGTTATTTCGGTTGCAACTATGAAATTAGATCAAGAAAAAAACTTATTAGGAAATTTCATGAAAACGAATAAATATTTACCTCAGGTAGGTTTAATTATATCTTTTTTCGCGATATTTTATGGTATATTCAAAACTAAATCTTTCGCAACCAAGCAACTACTTTTCGGTTTATTAAGTATTATTATGGGTTTAATTCTATCATCAATGATACATATAATTAATGATCCAAAAATCGTGGAAAGCGCGGCTATATCAACTATTATCAATTTCGGATTAATGTTCTTATTAGGTTTAGTGATTGTTTATTTCGGTTATGATCTTTCTTGGTTAGGTATATTATTATTTATTGGATTATTCATTTTAATTGTTGTCCAAGTCATAGGTATATTTTCTCCTCAGAGTGATGAAACTCATAAAATGATAGCATATGCATCTGTTGTTATATTTTCACTTTACGTATTGTATGATACCAATAAGATACTCTTAAAATATCAGAATAAAAGTAAAAGCGATTGTATCCTTGGGGCAATTGATTATTATCTAGATATCATCAACTTATTCGAAGATTATTTATTAATAGGATCTTCAAAATAAATAATTTTATTATTATAGTATAATGCGTTCTAAAAAAAACAAGGTTAAAAAATCATTTAGAAGATCTTACAAGAATAAATCAAGGGCTAAGAAAACCAGAATATCCAAAAGAGTTAAAAGATCTAAAAGATCTAAAAGAGTTAAAAGATCTAAAAGATCTAAAGGAGTTAAAAGATCTAAAAGATCTAAAAGATCTAAAAGAATTCGAAGAAATATTATGAAAGGTGGTTCGGCTAGAGACGAATTGGAAAAAAAAGAAGTAGATCCGGGAATAGCGAACCGGGCATCGCCTTGGGAGTCATTTCGAGTGAAAAGTCCGCCGGGAAAACCTGGCCCACCCCCAGGAAAACCTGGCCCACCAGCAGGAAAACCTGGCCGTCGCCCCCCTCCCACCGCCGCCCAAGCCGCCACCGAGAAGAAACGACGGGCAGCAGCGAAGAATGTCGAGCGGGGAGGAAAACCTGGCCGTCGTCCCCCTCCCAC